AAATTAAAACCTTTAAATAAATCCATTACTAATCCTATACATCAAGATTTGCAAGCCAATTTCCGACCATTCTTGCAAGGTCATCTTTCTGTTGTTTACTATATAACTCGTTACTATTTGCAAACTGCATAGCTAACGTCCCTAAATCGTGTTGACGAGACAGTTCGTTCTCACCCTTTTGGAAGTTCCAAGCAGCTTCGTCACGATATGCCTGCCATAGATTATTCAGGGCGTTCTGAACAGCATTGTACTCGTTCTGTACGTTGATACGATTTGTTTCGTTATCAAGTGCAGTGTTTGACGTGTTGACTTCCCTACGCCACGTAGCGTTTGATTGGTCGACAGCAAACTGCATGTTCGCATTGAACTTGTTCCGCGAATCGTTTAAGGTTTCATTAAACTGCGCCATAGAGTTTGCTTCTGAGACATTGAACTGTTCCATAGAAGCAACACGGTTAGCATTGGCTGTGTCTACCTGTGCGCCTAGTTCAGCAAAAAACTCTTCTACCTGCAACTCATTCTTGGCGTTGAATTGTTGACGAGCGTTCTCTTCTGCAGCATCTGTAAACAAACCTTTAAGTAAGCCCTGATATGTTAATGTAGCAGACTTTTGTTCGTTGTCAAGATTCTTCAGGTCGATAGATAGAAACGCTTGTGCGTTAGTCACCTCTGCTTTTAGACGAGCGTTGAGATTTGCTTTGTCCATAGAAGCAACGACTGCTGCATTTTGCAACACTGTTCGTTGTTCGTTGTCAAGGTTCTTTAACTGGATAGCTGCATACTTGTCAGCATCCTTTGCTGCAATCTGTACACCCGATTCCATCAGGGCTTGAGTCATGGCGGCTGCAGCCATAGAAGAAGCACCCATACCTCGTTGCTGCATTAGGGCGTTTACTTTGCGAACTGCAGGGGATGCCCAAGGTGGCATGGGACCGCCAGACTGTAGGGAACCCATGAGTTGACCTAGCTGATACTGAACGGTGGCTTTTTGGTCAAGTTCCTGTGTTGCAGCAACTGCTATAGCACCTTGAGATAACTCTCCTTTTACAGCATCAGGGTCGATGTAGTCTCCTACGGGGTCAAACCTAGCTGCTTCTGCTGGACCTAAATCTTCTATGTCGGAGCTTACGTCATCTATTTCTGATATCTGACCTACGGAGGGGTCAGGCTTCTCTGGTGCAACGGTTTCCGTGGCTGTTCCTTGCTTGGCCTCAAGAGGGTCACCGGGGTCTAGCTTATAATCTTGCGCTAACAACTCGTCATCTTGAACTTCTTGCTTAACTGTTTGTGCAGCAGGAAGGCCAGCACCCGCAAGAGTTCCAACTTCAGTTTCAAGTTCGATGTCTGTGTTGATAGTTTTTGGCACGGTGTCTGCACCCGGTACTGTAGGCTGATTAGGCGGCGTTGTCACAGGCTTTTTAGGCAGAGATGTCATATCTACTTCCTTGTCGCATTAATTATCTTGATGACCAGATACGTGATGGTCAGAATACCAACTGCAAGTGCTATCCACTGGTTTAGTACGGGCAACCAGAACGGTGCTGACAGACCGCCAGTGGCGATAACGAAGTCATCTGGTTTCATCTTAATCTGCATCCTGAATGGTGTTACCTTCAGCTACCCACTCAAGGATGGCTGCGTAGTGACGGTTGGCTGGGTCTAAAGGAACTTGCATTTCAACGCCATCAATAGTGGCAAACACCCTTGTGTTGCCGCGTTCTGGGTATAACTCTGCCGTTCCGTATTTTGCTGATGTGACATTCATTTTTACGTTCATTTTTATGTCATCTCCGTATCCGCAGTTGCTGCTCCACAATACGGATTAATAGCACCCATGTAAATACCAATCCGTTCTTGTGAATTGTATGAAACTGTATCTGCGCCAGTTACACGAGTGCTAGCAACGTTTACTAATGGAGTTGCTCTCATCCTTACAGGACAATCTAGAAATACAAAACCATTAGCAGAGCCATATGCAGCACCATAATAAATACTGCTAGTCCATTTTGCGAAGTATCTTTGAGACCTAACCAAATCATCCGTAAATGACCTATGCTCAAATGGTGTAGCCTTTTTGCCTACTTCAAGCTGTACTCCTGTTATATGAACAGTTGAGTTTGCAGTTGTCATATTATTATTAGTTGTAGGTGGTGATTGTGCTGATTGCGAATGGTCATCCCAAATATCATGTGTTCTACCAGAATCAGTATAATCTGTTCCTAGTTGCATGTGCATAAATATATTCATGCCTTTGGTGTTATCATTGTTTATTGTAAGATTTGAATTACCGGGAATTAATTTAGTAACTCTTGTCCAAGTATCTGCTGCTAAAGTGTACTGAAAAGTAAATGCTTTAACAGTTCCAGCGGCTGTTCTAAATTGACAACTATAAGTTCCAGCTACAGAAGATTTAACATAAAATGAATAAGTTAGAAAACTTGATGATGAAGTATAATCCCATCCACTATTAAGTAAATCTTGACCTTCTAAAGTAGTATATGCTGAAAAAAACGCATCAGTAGCAGAAGATGCTGTCGTAACTTCATTTTTGTAAGATTTAGTAAAGCCCTCACCAGACGGAACAGTTGTGTCTTGTGATTGAGTTACCGCAATTGTTCCAAAGGAATTAATAAATCTATCTACCGTTTGAACACCAACAGTTGTACTACTCGTACCCCTTTGCGCTACCAGCATCGCACCATTGATAATCAAATTCCTGCCTGTGATACCGCCAACTTCAGCCGAACCAGCTAGGTCTGCAAAATCTCTTGCTCTACTCATTATGCAATCCTCACTATAGATAAAAACGTGCAGCGTGAACCTTGAGAAGCGGATTGTGTTGCTTGAATTAAGCTTTGAACTTCATGTGCTATCGTATAATTAGCTGATGACGCTGTGTTTGAGTGCGCTCTTACCCGAATCTTTGTTGTTGCTGTTGTGGCTTTGTAAATAAATGTTCCGCTATGCACAGCCGCACCAGCCTCATCAGAGTTGCTATCTTGAACATTTGAACCTGAACCTTGTAAAGCTGCAAAAGTTGAACCATCTGTTGCCACTTCTAAAAACGCACTCGTGTCTATTAGTTGTTCAGTTCCAATAGTAGCAGAAGCTATACCAACACTAAAACTAATCAAGTAAACGCCATCACTGCTATCTAATAAATAAGCGTCATTTGAAGTGTCTACATTTGATTTAGTATCATATTTCACAGTGCCTTTTGAGCCAAAATCAACAACAACAGTTGTATTGTCAGAATTACCTGTTTGAGCTGTTGTTAGGTCAACATGAAAGTATTCTTGCACAGCACCTACTACATCTCCTGAAAAAGTAGTTTGTCCAGAAAATGTAACAGGACCACTAAACGTACCACCTGCCGCTTTACTTACTGTATCAGCCAGTTGAAACTTTTCGTAGATAACAATCTCAACCACCTGCCCAGCAGTCAATGCTGAGAGACCACCTACTGTGTTTGCAGAACTAGTGTTGTAGTCTGTACCTGCTACAAGTGACACACCGTTTAGCATCACATCAATCTCTTCGTTAGCTGCAAATGACAGCCCACCAATCTGTGATGTGCCAATAGATGTCTCACCGCCTGATGCAGTAAAGTAATGACGAGTACGAACTGCCTCACTGTTAATCTTAGCTACGTTAAAAATATCATAGACAATTACTTCTACAATATCGCCAGCCGCCAACGCAGCAAGGCTACTGATTGTATTAGCTGTACCTACACCATAGTCAGTACCCTGCACAAGCAGGACACCATTGAGGTATACATCTACATATTCCCCATCAGTAAACTTGAGGGTCTTGCTATTGTCATCTGCGCCAGACAAGCTAGTTTCACCACCAGTAGCAGTGTAGTGGTGGCGTTGCCTTACGCCTGAACCTGTTGGGGATTTACCTATGTATGGCATCTGTTAATCCTTATGGTTTTGTAGGCCAAGTTACATCATCTAGTGATGTAGCATTGTCTGTGATGTCACGTAAATTTTGGCGGTAAGTTTTCATAGCATCCGTTAAAGTGCTATCAGACAGTGCTAAGTAATCTGTTTCTGCCAACAAACGGTTACGCTCCGTGCGTAGCCGCTTCATATTACGAGCAGCTTGACCATCTGCCCATGCTTTTTCTTCCGCTTGACGAATTTTTATTTCATCAGCAGTTAAATCCAAAAGTTCGCCATTTACATATTTTTTCATTCGTTTCTAATCCCAAATAAATAAATCTTGCCTCTTTCAATATTTCCGCTACTAACCTTTATTAAAAACCCACGGATTGTTTGTATTTGTTCTGAATTTAATCCACCGACTACAACACCGCCAGAAAAAACATTACTGTTATAATGACCTATAGCAATTCCTGTTATACATGGTGCAACAACATCTGTTGCAACAGCATAGTTTCTTCCTAAAAGGTCAAATGACCCTCTCAGCCCTTCATGGGTATCGTTTCCTAAATTAGAAGCAGACAAAGGTATGGTGCTTCCAGTATCAGCGGTAATAGCCGTTCCATCAAAATCAGCATAGCTTCCGTATGAAGGGCTACCACTTATTGCTGAACCAGCCGCATCTAGAAGTTGAAGGTCTATTTGTATGTCGTCAGTAGAAGGATGAAGTTCGTAAACACAACGAAAAATATCGTAGTCGGTGCTAAGATTATCAAAAGTAACAGAACTTGCAGGAGTTGTAATATTTGTTGTGCTTATAGCTTCCATCGAACCAGCACCAGCTACCGTACCAGTAAAAGTAGGAGTGCCTGTTATAGTGGTCGTGCCACTAACAAAGTCTGCCATTGTTCTTGCTTGCGTCATATGACTACTCCGGTTTTGTAGGCCAAGTTACATCCTCTAATGACGTGGCTGTTTTAGTTATATCACGTAGAGCTTGCCTATAATCCTTTTGTGCTTGCGTCATTGCAGATACATCAGACAAAGCCCAATAATCTGTCTCAAATAATTTAATATTTCTTTTAATCCTAAGATGTTTTAGTTTTTCTTCTGCTGTAAACGCCATTTCAATTACCCATTATCATAAACCAAAACATATCCACCCGCGCCAACCGCACCAGTAGCATTATCTGAACCATATGCTCCAGTACCCGCAGTGCCACCACCACCAACAGTAACATCATAAGTTGTTTGACCAGAAACAACATCTACTTGTACAATGACCATGCCCCCATGCAACCCTTGAATTGGACTTGAAGAATAACCAGCCGCAATCGTCTGACCACTAGCCCCACCAGTAGAGCCACCACCAGTTATAACTAAGCCACCACTTGCACTGCCACCAGAATGTGCAGGGGCTGTATCGTCTGCAGCACCGGGGTCTGTTATATCTGCGCCAGTGCCGCCAGTTGCAGTGTATGTAACAGAATTATATACCACTGTGCTATTGCCACCATTGCCACCCGCTTGTGCAAATGAAGCTGCCCCACCGCCACCACCAGCAGCAATCACAAACAGTAATTTATCCGCATTAGTAGGGATTGTGTTTGATGAGCTGTCGGCAGAATAAGTGGTAACATTACTGAAGCCTGCTCTTATTTTTGATAATGCCATTATGACCACTCCTCTGTAGGTGCATCAGGCCATGTTGGATTAGATGGACTAGTTCTGCGTATAGTTCTTATAGAAGCACGATACGTTTTAAATAATGCTACACAATTATCTGTTAAACCGGTATCTGGTAGCTGTGTCCAATCGGTAGCGTCTAACAACCTTTGTGCTGCTTTTTTTATTAATCCTTGTGCTGCATCAGCATCTTTTATAGAATCATCAAATGCCATGATTTACTCCCAAAATGCCCTAGCACCACCACCACTAAAATTACCTGTGGCTGGTACAATATCAAAGCCATCTATAGCAGCAGAAGTGGTTATAGTTCCAGCGTATGCAATATAATAGTTACTAAAATGCCCATTGAATTGACTGCCTTGAAACTTATAGATATAATCACTTACCCTATAAAAAGTTAGCATGTAATCATGTAAATTGGCTGTGCTAGTAAAATTGACCGTTTCAATGTAATTAATACCAGAACCATTATTTTCGATGTCTGCTGAACCTGAGTCTTGCCAACGAGCTTCTGTGTATTTGTAAACAGATGTTGTAACCGCAGAACCTCCAACAGTAACTCTAATTCTTACCATGCCATTTAATGTATCTGGGCTAAGGCTGCTAGTAACAAGAGTAATTTTATTTGCCCAATCAGGGATGCCAGATAAAACCAAAGAACCTGAAGTTGGGGCTGTAACAGTAGCGGTGCAGTTCTTTGGTGTCTCTAAACCTCCGCTAGTGGCAGTAGCAATAGTAGTACCGCCAGAGATAATGTTAATCGTATCATCTGTGCTGGCTTCAATCTTACTGTCTGCATCAGCATCTAGTATTAAGTTGTTACCATTAATATCTACATCACCAGTAAATGTACCACTTGTAGCCTCAAGAGCATTACCAGCAGGATGACTTGCAGTGCCTATTGACTTACCTTGGAACACCACGTAAAAATCATCAGTAGTTTCTACATCACCTGTCATAGTAAGCGTAGTGCCAGACACAGTATACGCAACGCTTGGCTCTTGCCGCACGTTGTTTACAAACACTTCAATATCGTTTGCACTACCTACAGTGTTATCTAAAGTAAACCCTCTTTTAGATGGGCTACCTGTTACACCTGTCAAGTCTTGGTAGTCTAACGAAGCAAACTGCGTTGCAGGTATGTTACCGATATAAGCCATCGCCTATTCCTTATGTGCTGATTGAATCAACGATAGACGTAAAAACATCACATGAACTTGCAGTATCTGCGTATGCTTTTAGAACGTCTCCATTTTGCAGTACAATCTTTGAGCCACCATCAATAATCTGCAGCGAACTTCCCGCAGGGACGGGTGCATCTTTAACGATGAAAAATGTGTTTGACGCAGTATTGCTTGAATCTGTAATTAAAACAGACACAAGAATCTGAGACGAACCCGTGTTCGCGGCATTGATACCGATAATCGCATCGTCAGAATCAGAGGTAACAATAGTCGTTGCACCCGAAATCGTTTGGGTGTTTGATATGTTTCTCTTACCGACGGATTCAAAATCCTGTGCCATGATTTCTCCTTAGTGTATTATACTATTTGTAAAAGCCTGTGTCAACTACAGTGCAATAGCCATAGCCACCGCAAAACCAGCGGTAGCCGCACCTATATCAGATGCAAGTTCCGATGCAGACCTGCCTTCTATGGACGTGCCATCAACACGTAAGAAGTCGTTGTCAGCAACGCCGCTGGTAAACACAGGCACGTTGCCACTACTAATGCCCGTAGCAGCAACCGCCGCAGTGCCGAGTCCGAGGGTAGTTCGTTGTGCAGCAGCATCAGCGTCATCCAACAAAGCTTTACCTGCGGCTGTGAGGTCGTATACTGCAGCCGTGCCTGACCCGGTAAACTGAATACCCTTATCTGCTGCGGAAGTCAGACCCGCAAGTGCCTGCAGTTCTGCATCCAGACGTGCGTTAGCAACCGTGCCTGTAAGCTGAGAAGCATCAATGCTTTTATTAGTAAGAGTATCTGTAGTGGCTCTACCTACAAGAGTGTCAGCAGAAGCTGGTAATACAACAGTTACGTTACCTGAATATGCACTATGCGGTGCAGCTTGTAATTGTGTGTAGTGAGCATTACCAGATTCACAATAAAATCTTACGTAAGATTCCGCACCAGAGTTTTTGATGGATATCGCACCCGACTCCATATCAATTCCGTTTGTGCCGTCTACCCTTACAACGCCCGTACCGTTTGGCGTTAGCGTGATATTGCCACTTGATACGCTTACAATATCCTGTCCATTAACATCAAGTGACCCGCCCAACTGCGGAGTCGTATCCGCTACAACTTCTGTCAAACCCCCCGCACTAGAGATAAGGTTGGTGACTGTAACTTTCTTTAGCGCACTGGCATCTGCATCGTGCAACAGTAATGTGTCGTTACTAATGTTGACATCACCAGAGGTAATAGCAGTCTGACCACTAATTACATTGGCATTGACCATTGCAGTTTCAACAGCATCATTGGCAATGGTAACTGCACCTGCACTGCTGATAGTCACGTCACCCGATACAGCAACCGGATTAAAGTTCGCACCGTCTGCCACCATGATATGACCAGAGGTGTTCGTACCCATAGTGATGTCGTCGCCTGTAACAGTCAGGTCACCTGATACGACAACGTCACCGCTGAAGGTAGCTTTACCATTCAGAGCCATGTCAATATCTAAGGCAGTAATAGCAGACGAACCATCTGTGCCTTTGATAGCAAAGTTCTTATCTGCTGTGCTTACTGTGAGTTCGACATCAGATGAGTTGTTGGCAATGTCAAGGATTGATGTGCCATCGTCTTTAAAAATAATGTTTGCACCGCCTGCATCGAGGATAATATCAGCGGTTGCATCGAGAGTGATGTCTGCACCAGAGTCAATCTCTGCAATGATTGGTGTGGTGAGAGTTTTGTTGGTAAGAGTTTGCGAACCTGTAAGAGTTGCAACAGTGCTGTCGATAGCGAACGTGACAGCGTTGCCAGAACCGCTGGTATCGATGCCTGTGCCACCTGTGAAAGTAAGTGTCTCACTATCTAAGTCTATGCTAAGTGCGCCACCGCTATCTGCCTGAAAGTCCAAGTCCTCTGCAGTTAGCTGTGTGTCAACGTACGCTTTGATTGATTGCTGTGTTGCCAACGCCGTTGCGCTGTCAGACGCCATGTTGTCTTCATCGAGGATGGCGGTAACAGTTGCGCCACTTGAAAGCACAAGACTGTCTATGTTAGCTGTGCCATCTAGATGCAAGTCCTTGAACTGCTTACTACTTGCGCCAAGGTCGATATCGTTGGTAGTCGTAGGTTCGATTACACCATCTTTAACAACGAACTGCTCTACAGATGAACTTGATACATCTACAGAGAACTCAATCTGATTATTAGGATTATCTATGACAACCTTGTTTAGTGGTGTGGCAACACCGGGGTCACCAATCAAACCAATCACCGGACCTTCTGCTGCTGTACCGTCGTGTTTGTGACCTGATGTATTTACGAACGCTGCAAGAAGTTGATTAAATTCATCGTTACTATGGGCAGCGGTAATAACGTCGCCATCAGTGAACGTGGATTGTCTGGTATATCCTGCCATTTATTATCTCCTTCCACCCGGAGTAAACTCCAGTTGGTAGCCTTTCAATGAAATTGGTGCAGCCCCTGCTGTATCGTCTAATCGGACTGCAACCGTAAATCCGCCGCCTTCTACGCTTTGTCGTACGAGAGGTGTACCTGATGAACCGTACACGGCTGTTCCGTAAATTGACGAAGTATTACCGTAGATAGCTACAGCAGCCCCGGTGTTCAGGGTGTATATAGAAGGTTGCGGTGTTTCGTTAGAATTGAAGTCATAACGTATACGAAAGTTAGAATTAACCGCACCCTCATTATCATAGTTCCAAATGATGCGTTGCATCATCTTACGGATGCCAGCATCACCCATCGTATAGTCTGGACCGCGATAAATAGCAGACATGTCCGTACCATCAAAATCATTTCCAGATTCTTGTTTAAATACGAAACCGTCGTAGCCTCCGTGTAGGATTGTTTCTACACCATTAATAAAACCTGATGCACAACAAGAAGGTCGAATACCACGTATGTCAGCGTACTCCCATCCAACTCCGCCATCAACACCTGCTTTAATTACTCCTAGTAATCCCGGTGAAGATACAGCACTACCAGTGTCATCAGGAAAAAACAAACGGTATTGAGACTTACTACGAACAACAACGCTAGAAATGCGGTCTGTATCTATGTTGTCCAGACGAGGCTGTACCTGTTTAGAAATCGTACCCAGTTCCACGTCTCCGATTCTTTCAGTACCAGCAATCGTGCGTAAACCATCGGGGGCTAGATAAACAAGGTCACCTGATATTTCCTGAATACTAAACCCATCAACGCAACCAATAGCACGAGTAACGGGAACAACAGTAAAGTCAGACAAGCTAGAGCCTGTAATCTTGAAGATAGCATCCTCGCAGAAAACAAATAAGTTTTCACGGAAGACCTTGATACCAACAATAGGTTCGTCTACCTTAATGCTACCCGCACCTAGTGACGCATCAAAGCTATCCTCATCAAACGGCACACTAAATATGAGTTCTTGTGGACTTGCGGACATGCCAGCATAAAATGCGTGGCTTCTAAATATCTCTACAAACTTAGGGTTAGCAGGTCTACCAGATGCGCTAACGTCTGTTACAGAAGAGTTATCGAAAACAGATGCAAGATTTGCACCGTCTACCATAAGCATCTTGTCTGTGCCGTCAAAATTGTAATTTACAAAGTTGTATCTTCCAGCACTGGTGCGACCTGTATCTATGCTAGTATATCCGCTACCTGTGCTTTTAAATACAGACGTACCTTTTGCAACAATCACTTGGTCTTTATATATGTGTACGCCAAGAATTGTACCCGAAGAACCCCCTACCTGATTACTGTCGAACTTGGTAAAACCGTTCATACGACGGTAACCACCGTTGATATCCGGTTCGAAGTTTTGTAACTGTAAGGCAGCACCGGGCGGGATAGAAAACGTATCTTTATCCAATACCAAGCCACCGCCCAAACGGACAACAAACGGGCTAAGAAGCGAGGTATCTGCCATTAAACTGCTCTCATGTAATCTTTCTTGTTAATGAGTTCGATACGCATACGAGAAAGACCAGCCTCATAATCACGTAACGCAAGCTGTGAGAACTGCACGTCCGAACGAAGCATGTGTGCAAAGTATCTTGCACGGTTTACAATCAC